GAGCTGGCGCGACGCGAACTCTTGCCGTACATCTGCTATATGAAGCCCGATTATAAAGTCGGTTGGTTTCATAAGCAGCTAGCTGAAATTATGGATGCTTTTGTGGAAGCGGTGAACCGTAAAGGATCGCCACGGATCATTCTGTCCGTTGCTCCTCGCGTAGGTAAATCAACCGCCGTATCCGAGTACTTGCCGACGTACATCCTTGGCAAGAATCCCAAGGCGGAAATCGTAGCGGCTACCTACAACCAGGATCTCGCTAATAGCTTTGGTCGCAAAGTCCGCGACATTCTACAGAACCCACAGTACCTGGATTTGTTTAACGTTGAACTCGATACGCAAGCGCAGTCCGTTAGCTACGTTCGCTTGAGTAAAGGCGGCAGCTACTACGCCGTCGGTGCTGGCGGATCTCTAACGGGACGCGGCGCGGATGTTATGATCATCGACGATCCTGTTAAAGATCGTGAAGCGGCGGACTCTCCCGTTGAATCGGAAAAGCTGTGGGAGTGGTATTCGTCAACGGCTCGCACGCGTATGCTACCCGGTGGCGGCATTATTATTGTGATGACGCGCTGGGCTACTGACGATCTAGCCGGACGGCTCATTGACCAAGCCAACCGTGATCCAGATGCAGACCAATGGAAGATCATTAACTTCCCAGCTCTTGCTGAACAAGACGAAGATTTTCGCAAAAAAGGCGAAGCACTACACCCCGAACGGTACGACCGCGATGCCTACCTGCGATTAAAAGCCTCCATTCAACCCCGAGATTGGGCCTCGCTCTATTGCGGTAAGCCCTACGTAGAGGGTGGTAATTTCTTCTCGCAAGACACGGTAAGGTACTACAAGGACAAGCCCGCAGAGCTGACATGGTTGATTGGCGTGGACTACGCAACGTCGGCTTCTAAGAAATCAGACAAGAGCGCCATTGTACCAATGGGTGTTGATTACGAAGGAAACGTTTATATCGGGGAGGACTTCTTCTACGATAACGTCGATCCGTGGGACGCTGTAGTTCGTACCATTGCCCTTGCCAAGCAGTACGAGGCACGCGACCTTGCAGGCGAATCTGGACCCATTCAGAACACCATGGGGCCTATCTTTTCCCGTGTGCAAGAAGAGCAGCATTGGTATGTGACCGTCTCCAAGAACGTGCGTCGATCCTCCAAGGCCGTGGCATCTCTTGGTATGAAGGCGCTGATGTTCAATGGTAAGCTCCATTTCCCCGATACGCCACGCATGCGTAACGAAATCATACCCGAGCTACTGGCATTCGACCCCAAGGTTGACCGTGGCGGAGACGATTTCATCGACGGAATAGTCAATGGATGTTTACTTATCGAATCCATCGGACGCCCCCTCCCACCCGCACCACCACCCCCAAAATGGCGTACAGATCCCGGCGCAGTCTACGGGGCGGATGTGTTCAAAAAGAAAAAGGGCGGGTCTACCACCATCCCCGGATTACGGAGTAATAAATGGTGAGTGATACGGTAACGTAGACACCCACTAAGCTGTAGTAGCGGATTTTTTTCTGCTATATAGTCACGTTACCCCCTAACCCTAGGTTTACACCATGGCCCTCAATGCTCCTGTCCCTAATCTCATAACCACGGTTCCGCTGTTTTCCGCAGCGGCTCCCGTCTGGTCGCGTCGCATCAACGGCATCGTTGCCGGTCAGCCGACGGCTGCTAACTCAACCGGTGCCGCTACCCTGTACGGCGTCTGGCACCCCGGCACGCAGAATGCCGCGCGCGTGTTCCGTTTTCCCGGCGACGGTAGCACCGTTGCGTTCACCCTGCCTACCGCCGCAACCGGCGTTACCTACCCGACTACCGCTGCCGCGTCGTTGACCGTGATCAACTACCTTGAAGCGATTGCGATGACCTTCGCTCCTCAGTTCGCCCTTAACGCTGTCGTTCGTCAGCGCATGGGTTCGGATGCTACTCCGACCGGTACGCAGTGGAAGATCAACGGCACGACCGTTACCTTTGGTACCGCCCCCGTCGCTGGGCAGACCGTTGAGATTCTGATCCCTGATCCGGCTACCATCGCCCAGCTCCCTGGCGCGGCGCTCACCGCCAATACGCAGGTTCTGATCACTCCTCGTGATTTCAGCACTGCTGGCGTTGCTGCTGTGGTCCTGAGCACTGTTGGCTCGCGGTAATTCGTGAACGACGCTCGCTTTCAGCAAACGGCCCACGGCTTTACAAAGCTTACGGCGGTACGCTCGGAAGCGGGCGCATGGCGACGTTGCGTGGCGGGGGAAGCCCCGCACGCAATCGTTGCTCGTGTCATGGGTCTCGACACGTTTTCCATTGTTACCAATGGCGAACTTGACGGACTCGACTCCCTCACCGCAGGTGCGACCTATGGCGTCGGAACTAACGGAGACCTCCAAGTAGGGCTTTCCCCTACCGTTGCTCGCGTAGTTCGCAGTACCGCAATCCTTGTCGACCTCAGTACGGCAACAGCATCAGGATCTTCGGATTTGTCGGCTATCAATGCGGCAATCGCTGCTCTACAAACCGCCATAGCGCAAACGGTCATTGTTGCTGGAGGGCCTACCGGCTCAGCAAACACGGTACCTGTTATTACGTATGACGCTAAAGGTAGGTTGACGGAGGTCACTACCGCTACTATAACGGCCTCGTCTATTGGAGCCGTGTCCTCTGCACAGGCTCGTCAATATGCTTGGAGCGTGGCGTCATGATGATTCTTTCGGGCACTAAGACCCTGACCGCATCGTTAGCTGCTGCACCCGCAACCACGCAACCAACTTTTGTTGTCGCTTACGCTGAAGTGAACGCGACACAGGTTACCGAAGACACCAACGAAGTCACTGCTACCGGAACCACTCCCGTAACGGTGCTTTCCTTCCCCGCCGCAGGCTTTCGCCGCGTCATCAAGAGCTTATTTGTAACCAATTTGGACACGGTACCTACCACGGTAACGGTGTTTATTAACGGATTTCCTGCCGGAAAAGCTACTATTGGGTCCGGTTTGAGCGTGGATCTGGCTTCTTCTACGGCTATCCCTGTTTCGCAAGGTCAAGTCGCTACCGGTACCCTGATGGGTAACAACAGCGGCGTAAGTAATCTCCCGTTCGCGTTGTCGGCTACCGCGTCGCTCACGTTACTCGGTATTCCTGGACTGCAAACGTCGGGAATCACTGGAAACTTGACGCTCTCCAAGACGGGCGTTACCGCTCGCACCCAAACCGCCCGCGACGCCAGCGGGAATCTGTGTCTGGATTCGGTTGATAACGGGTTCCTCGTCACCCAGCGATTCAACGCAGCGGAAGCAATCGCTTGTGGCGTGGCAGCAACCGCAGGCAACGGTCTTGTTCAACGGGTTGGCGGCGTGACCAAGGCAACCGGGGACGCCTGGGGAACGGACTGCTTTTTACATCGCGCATCAGCTGGCGTTTTGCTTTTTAACACAACGCAAGCGCAAGCAGATAATGGCTTTATCGCGGGGCGTAGCAGCGTTACTTCGGCTGGATACGATTCTTTCCAGAACTCGTCCACATGGGCACTGAGGTCACAGCGCACTGACGGGTCATTACAGTGGTCGCTGAATACCGACGGATTTGGGTCGGCTTATTTAACCGGCCTCGCAAATGGGCTTGGGGTCAATGTCCCCCCCACCGCAGGCAACGGCCTCATTCAAACCGCCAGCGGAACGACCAAGGCGAACGGCTGGGCGCTTTCAACGGATCTTTTTTTCTTTCGGCTTTCGTCCGGTTTTGCATCACTGCAAACATCTGGCGTTGCACCAACTGATCGGCACGGTTTAAGCCTTGCTAGAGGCGGGTACTCTGCCCCTGGCGCGCACCTTTCAGACGCCGATGGCGATAAGTTAGTTATTTATAACGGTGACAATCAACATTCTGTTATAGGGCAAGGCAATACCTCTAATTTTTGGTTTAAGTCAACAAACGGCACCACTGGCGGAAGCTTTGAATGGTACACCGGAACGGCTGGCGCGACCTTACGCCTGACGCTGAATGCGACGGGGCTTGTGGGAACCGGAGCTGTCTTAAGTAGCAGCTCAACCGCAGGCGTCGGCTACTCAACCGGCGCAGGCGGCACCGTAACGCAGATCACCAGCCGCACGACTGGCGTCACGCTGAACAAAATCACCGGGGCAATCACGCTCGTCTCTGCCGCGGGCAGCGTGGCCTGGCAGTCGTTCACCGTCACGAACTCGGCAGTAGCAGCTACCGATACCATTATCTGCAATCAGGTCAGCGGCACGGACCTAAACATGATCCACGTTACCGCAATCGCTGCGGGATCGTTCCGCATTTCTTTTGCTACTACCGCTGGCGTTACTGTTGAGCAGCCAGTGTTCCGGTTCACCGTCATCAAATCAGTGAGCGCATAAATGATTACCGACCTCATCAGCTTACAAGACGCCATTGCGTTAGCGCAAGCGGTTCCTGACTACTACAACGAGGACGGCGCAAAACGGCAAGCCGAGGCGATCGAGATTGTCCGGATTCGCGCCCCTATTGCCGATGTCGGAGAGACGCAGGCCAGCGATTCTTGGCGGATTCAAATCCCCCGTACAAAGCTATGGTCGCTTCCGAATGGTAACAAGATAAGCCAAGGCATGGCAAGCCATACCAATAAACTAGAGCAGGTCTACACGCAGAGCGTCGTTATTAACGACGTACGTATCCCCGTGATCCTAGCACAGGCGATTCTTGGCGCGTATTTCGTTGCCCTTGAAAAAGGCGAAATCATCCCTACTGCGGTGGAGTCGTGAAGATATTAGCGTATTTGACTCGCGTTGGCTCTGCTTCAAGCCAGCTTGCAAACGTCATTTTCCTTGGCGGAACTCCAAATGAGTCCATTAGCGGGAGGAGCTATCGTCGGCAATGGTGGATTCGTCGCCCTATTGACGCTGTGTTAGGACGCAATCACTGCAAAAATTCGTACGTGCAGGACGCTGTAGACGCGGTAGATTACCTCTATGAGTATAGTTACCATGACGCCGTCTGAAGCCCTGGGCATTTTAGACCAAGCCGCAAGCATGGCTCCTGGTAACAGGCGTGATCATCTCACCATTCAACAAGCCGTGGAAGAGCTCAGACGGTTTATTGTCGAAAACAAGAAAGAAGAAGACGGCCATGGCTGACACGATCATTTCAACAGAAGTTGTCATTGCCGGATTTGTTGCACTTGGTGGCGCTATCGTGTGGCTTGCCCATAAATGGGACGCAGGCAACACGCGCTGCGAAGAGCGTAGCAATATGCTGCATCGCGAACTCGGAAGCCTTCGCGATTGGACGCAATCCAAAATGCTTGAGGCGTTACAGGAAAACACCAAGGCGCTTCGCCGGCTTAAATACGAAGTTCGCGACTTAGATCCGTCGGACGCCGTCCATAACGAGACTGAATCGGATCTGGTCCCAGTAGTTGTTGAGATGCCAGAACGGCGCAATCGCGGATCTATCTCGGGGCAAGTGAGAAAAGTACAATGAAAACGGCACTTTTTGCGTTCGCATTACTTGTGCCATTCTTGTCAGGATGTGCGTCTCGAGGCAATGCGCAAAAGGCGGTGCATAAAGTCGAAAAGGTGCAGACGTTTGTGGTTATCCCTGCAACTGCCGAAACGCCCGCTATTGTTCAGCCGGTAACTGAGATTCATGAGTCGTGGGAAGACGAGCAGAGTGTACACGAAGAGACCGCTGGTCCGGACATGAAGCAGATTGTTCCGGCTGTTTCGGCAATTGCGGCATCCGCTACCATTGGCGCCACAGGCGGAAGCATGGGGCTTGGGCAGGTATTAGGAGGCCTTGCGGCCCTTGCTGCGACCACTGCTGCTGGATGGGCGGCGCGTCAAGGGACGGTCAAGAGCCTCAAGGATCAAGTCGAGTACCACCGCGTCGACGCGGACGAAGGGTGGCGCAAGGCGGATGAACGGGCCTTAAAGCTACCGCCATCTTAAGCTTGCAAGCGAACGTTCACTTATTAGGCTGCGGGCTATGCTTGAAGCCTCTTCTATCGGCGGCCGTACTCTTGTCTGGAAACTACCTGCTGGCGTAGCTGGCAAAGCCGTCGACCTCGGCAGCACGAAAGGCTGGTCGATTCAGATCGACGGCGATTTGGGCGGTGGCGCCGTAGTGCTGGAAGCGTCGAATAACGGCACTCGGTTCTACCCGGTAGATACTTTTGTTGTTCCTGGCTTGTACACCCCAGAAGATGACTTTTGCTGGTACCGGATTGAGTTCAAAGACGCTGCGGAAAACGCGGCTATCGAAGCCACCATCTACACGTATTGAGCCATGAGTAACCTTCTCGCTGCCGCATCTGAAATCCGTAAAATCAGCAAGGCTTTTGCTGGTCTGGCTGAACTAGGCGCGGCTATTGACGCCGCGTTGCGGGCAGAGATGGCGGTAACGCTGGCTGAAAAGCAGCTTGACGAGCTTAACAAGAAGATTGCCAAAGCTCAAGCTCAGCACGAAGTGGACGAAACAGCTTTTGCCAAGCACTACGCGGACTTGCAGAAGAATGCCTTCAATGCGGAAGAGGAGGCCAAGAACGAATTGGCCAAGATTAAAGCAGACGGCGCTGAGGCTTTGAAAAAGGCTAAGGACAAGCTGGCTGATATTAAAGAAGCTACCGACGCAGCTGTTAAAGCCTACGAGAATAAAACTTCGGCGGCCGAAAAGCTGTTGAAGGAAAAGGAAGATGCAGTTGCTGTAGCGGATAAGAAGTTGTCCGACATCAACGCGGCTATTGCTGCCATTGCTGGCCGCTAACGCCCGTAGGATGATGCATGGCTACTCTCGTCTCGACAACGTCCGGAAATTGGTCAACCGCAGGTAATTGGACGGTAGCTAATACTGGCGTTGTGTCCGGCGCGGCCCCCACGTTGGCCGATGAAATTGCCATTCCATCGTCACGAACAGTGACCGCGAGTGGCTACACGGCCAACGCGGCAGCTATCGGGGCGTCCACTTTTGTTGTTGCTGCGGGTACTGGAATTATTCCTAACGGTGCGGTTGTTTTTATTACTGGCACGACCGGCATGTATATGGTTCGTGGTGGCGGCATTAGCGCTCCAGGAAACACGCTAACCTTTTCACCTCCACTACGTACCGCCGTCACCGCGGGCTCTGCTATCCGGGTGTATGGTGGTACCGCCGGCTCCGTGATGACCGTAGACAACACGTCATGCGTGGGCGGTGGCGACGTGGTTGCTGCGGGTGGAGCTTTGTTGGCTGGAAAATTGCAATGGTCAAGAATTGCAGACTCGACCCTTACGCTGAGATCAAACCTTAACCTTAATCTCGCCGATGCGGAATTGGATATGGGGACGGCGGCATCGCCTATACCCGCCGCCTACACGGCAATTCTGAAATACGATTCCGCAACTCCAACGAACGGAAAATACGGACTTGCCAGCTCTGCCGGAAGCATAACGACTTCGAAGATCAGCGTTTACGGAGCTGCAAAAACAGGGTCTACGACGACAACCACGGCGATTACGGCCTCGGCAGTAAATCCCACGGTGCGCATAGCTGACGCCACCGGATGGGTTGTCGGCGACTATGTGCTATGCGCCTCGACGACTGCAAACACCCCTGCCAATATGGATTCTTTCGTTATCGCATCGTTGACGCTCGTTTCGGGTACGATCTACGATGTGGGCATGACAGGAACCTCGACGTTTGACCACGCGAGCGGCTGCCCCGTCATTAATTCGAGTCGTAATGTTCGGCCGGCTGAACCAATTAGCGCCACGTCGTCAGCGTTTTTTACCCTGTCACTCAATCAAGACGGCGTAGGCGCGGCAAACTCGATCGAAATCCGCAACGCTGAATTTGCCTACGGTGTTCAAGGCACAAGCGCTACGAGCCTAAGCGGGTTTAATATTTCCGGACCCGTGGCATCCGTTAATACGCTATTTGTCGGCATTTCCGGGTGTTCGTTCACGACGCTCAGAAATGCGCAAACGGTCGGCGCAGGATTTAGTCCGACGTTTATGTATATGCAATCGGTTCCTATTTCTGATTGCGTATGGTCTACTAAGTCGACGACGCTGATATCATGCAACGTCCGGCAGGCGCCAATCGTCCTCATGGAAAACTGCGTGTCCATTGGCGGTGGCCTGTGGGCGAGCATCTCATCCTCTCAGGGCTGTCAGGGTTTTACAGAAAACTTTTGCAAGCACTACTCGCATTCGGCGGTGGTCTACGATCCAATTGTAAATGTGGGTCGATTCATAAACGACACCGTTTTTGACAACTGCGGCAATATTGAAACCGGTAGAAGCGGATCTGCGACGGTGTATTCTCGCTGCTCTTTTGGCGTAGCGTACGGCGCTGTAGCTGGTTCTCGCCTAGTGACCAAACTTAGTACGCTGTCGTATGCCCCGGTAGAAGCCATCGATTGTCTTTTTGGTTCGGCATACACCGCATCAGATGATGTGTCTACGCCGACACTGATGCAAGCGTCAGACTACTGCCTGGTAACAAACCGCCAGGCGGACGTCACACAACACACGCTGACGAAATTTAACGGTATAACGAATCGCGATAACGCGACCGCCTACCGCAGTCCCTCAGCGGTCCAGCTAAGGCCAACCACGGCTAGCGTCGCGTTGACGAATACCGTCAATATCACGGCGGTAGCGGGGACTGCGCTGCGCGTGATCGGCTACCTCCGCTATGACAGCAATCTGACCGGGGCAACCCTGCCATCGGTCACGCTCAGTGGAGCCGGATCAACGCCGGCTACCTACACCCAAACAGGCGCGGCCAATGCATGGGAAAAGTTTGACCTGACGGTAACGCCAGCGGCAAACGGAACCGTCACGCTCGTCACTACCGCAGTAAGCACCAGCGCAACGGCCAACGTGTGGCTTTCGGGTGTTTGTACCAGTCCCTGGGTGTCATCATCGCGTCACTACGGGTTTGTTCCCGTAGTTGGCATTGCAACGCAATCGGTCGATACGCAGATATCGGTGACGAACGAGTCGACCGTAGCTGCATACACCACTCTTGAGACCCAAGCTAAGTTGTACGACCGGCTTGCTCTTTGGGGTTGCGATAATCCGTCGTCGGCGATCTTTTTTAGCCAAGCTGGCGGAACACTAGACCTCGGCTCAAAAAACCTGATTGTTGACGCAACCGCCGCTAGTGTGCTAGTCGTATCGGGTAGCGATGTGACCATTAAGGCAACGGTCTTGACGGGCACTAGGATCGTTACGACCGGAACAATTAGCTTTGTTAACGGAGCTGCCCCCGCACCGTCGTTGGTGTATCAAGATGTCAGCGGCGTAAGTGCCCCGATTCTTGCCCCAAGCTTGATTAACGGCACTCGGGTGCGTATCTACAATGTCACCGACTCGGTGCAGTTGGCAAATGCTACAGCCGGAGCAAGCGGGTATGTCAGTCGTGTGATTTGGACGGCAGATAAAACGGTGCGTATGACCACCCGCTACGTCAGTGGCGTGTCGGCAAAGGCTAGAACTACCTCAATCGGCGTTCTAACCTCGTCCGGTCTGACGTTCCTAGATACGCAGGCAGACGATGCGGCGTATGTCGCCAATGGTGTGGATGGCGCGTCATGCGACAGTTCCAGTGGCGGCGAGTTTACTGCCGACTATCCGAATATCCAAGTGGATATCAACGATACCGATAACACTACGTCTCTTGCGCGTATCTATGCTTGGCTGTGCTATCAAGAATCTACGTCAAGCGGCATAATCAACTTTTTTGGCGCAATGAGCGCAACGGACTCTGCCAACTACCTTATCGACGGAAGCATCGTCGATCTGGCGTTTGATAATCGCAAGAGCGCATTGCTTACCATTGACGGCGGATTTGTGCAAAAGCTGGGCGGTTCCCAAGGTCTGGTTGCGACCAGTACGGTTGGAGCGATCTATTTCAATAGCGGACGGGCGTACCTTGCTAACGCGGCAAATCTCCCTGCCGATTCAGCAACTGCGGTGTGGTCGTCCCTGCTTGAAGGGTCTTTCTCCGCTGCCGACATTATGCGGATCAATGCGGCGGTCGCTGCTGGTAAAACGAGCGGACAACCAACAGCGCCGGTGTTCCGTGACCTGAACGATACGGTTAATCGCATTGTCGGTACGGTTGACACCAACGGCAATCGCACGGCGGTGACGGTGACGCCGTGAGCTGGTCGGCTAATTGGAATAGCAACTGGGTAGCTAACTGGCTGGGAAACGCCAATTACAATCCCATAGCTGGCGGTTCGGGGTACTTGCCTCGTATCCGTAGCGGGCTTGGATTCTTCCGTCATAGGTGGCCACGCGCATGAGCACGACAACTAAAATCAAAGTCAGCACCCTTGCGCTGTCGGCAACTCCCGCCCGTTTACCAGATTCGGGCATGTTTGTCGTTGAAGCTCGCATGCAGGGTTCCGCAGCGTGGCAGCTAACCGACAACAGCCAGATTGCCTATTGGGATGTCCCACTAAGTACGGTTGAGTTCGTTCCAGTGCAGCAGATTGAGCAATACGTCTGGGTCAAGGGATCTGGCACGTTGACGATCGTTTACATTGGCGTAGAAAGACTACCATGAATCCATCTATTGAAGCCGCACAGATGGACCCGGCTATTCCTGAAGTTGCGGAAGTGGTTGAACTTGTTGCTGAGAAGACCCCAGAGGCATCGGCCTCGGAGCGGGCGCTCATCACGGAGTTCAACGAACTTGTTAAAACCCCGCAGTTCCTACGCGATGCTTTCGAGCAGATGCAGGAAGATCGCGCCTACGTTGCCGAAGAACTGATCGGGTCCAAGGACCAAGACACGGTTATCGTCAATCAAGTTCTCAAGAATCAGCAGACGGTAGTTGCCAACCTCGGCTTAGACGATCCTAAAGCCTCGTGCAAAGTGCTGCCCCAGGCGGGCGGCCTTGTTGATCCGTCGATGACGGCAATGTCCGAGACCATGGAATTGTTCCTCAATCGGATGATCACGCAGACGCGACTTCCTGAATTGATGGAAGGCGCTGCACAAGACGCGCAGACTAACGGCATTGCGTGGTTGAAGGTGTCCGTACAGGAAGACTTCCTAAAAGATCCCGTTGGTCAGAACCGTTTCAATGATCAGCAGGAAAACGTCGCTGAGTACTTGCGCCTCCAGGAAGCCAAGGCCGCTGGCGACTTTAACGACGACAGCGCCGATGCACAGAAGCTGAAGGACTTGGACCATACCCTCAAGGTGTGGATGGCGGATCGCATCATTGCGCAGCCGCCCATGATTCCGCAGACTGTCATGGACCCCATGACGGGCATGCCTACTGAGCAGATGGTGCCAGATCCGACTGATCCGCGTACCGTGCGCAAGACCGCGATCATCGATGGCGAAGAGCTAGATTTGCTTGGCTGCCCTGAGCTTGAACGGTATCTCGGCTTTAGCGTCGATCAGCTGCTACCGGAAGATGTGCGCTGGGACTGGTCCATTAAACGCCCCGAGGAGCTTCGTCGCGGCGCTTGGATGGCGTATCGCGTCTATCTGTCGAAAGAAGACATCGCCGCTAAGTTCGCCCTAGAGCAGGACGAGTACAAGTCCATCACGGTTTACACGACGGACGGCAAGAAGACTGAACGCCGCTGGGGCATTCTCGGACCGGATGAACGTACGGACATTGAAGCCCAGCAGATCAATGATCGCTGTGCCGTCTGGACGTTGGAGCACCGCGTTATGGGGCGTCGCTACGTGTGGGTGGACGGCGTCAGCCGTTTCCTCGCTAGCGAAGTGTTCCAGGCCGTTGGATCAAATCCGTTCAGTCTGTTCCCGGTCTACTTCAATCGCGTATCCGGTCGGGCTTTGCCGCTTTCCGATGTGCGTTTGCAGCGCGATCTTCAAAACGAGTACAACCTACTTCGCACGCACGACCGCCAGGGGCGTCGTGCTAGCTACCCGTGGGTCGCCCTTGCTGCCGGTGCTGCGGATCAAGCCGACATTGACGCCATTGAAGGCCGTGCGCCGTTCCAAGCCGTCATGCTCAAGAAGGCAGACGACGTTAACAAGTACATGAAGGAGATGAACGGAGCGCCCTATAACCAGGGTCTCTACGATACCTCCAAGGTAGTTGCTGACATGCAGATGGTGGCCAACGTGCCGTTGACGGGCATGGGCGTGCAGGGCGAAGGCAAAGTTGCTACGGATCTGACCTTGGCGAACCAGGGCATGCAGAAGGCCAATTCACGGCGTCAGGCACAGCTTAATCGCACGTTCTCTGACCTGCTGGAATGGATGGGGCAGGTTGCCGTTAAGGTGTTCCCCGCGGATAACATCAAGGCGATGTGCGGCATGCAGTCGGTGTGGCTTGCACTATCGGCGGAGCAGTTGTCGGTTAATTTCCAGATTGAAATCCAAGGCGCCGTTTCGGGACCGCCGGATTTTGCGGGAAAAATGCAGTTTTGGACGGCTTTCCCTGATATCATCATGAAGCTGCAAAGCGTCCCCGGCATCAATGTCGGAAACGTGATGGCTAAAGTCATGGCCCTTGGCGGTATCTCCGAAGACATCCGCAATTTCTGGAATCCGATGATGGCGCAACCAGGGGGAATGCCTAATGCGCCAGCCCCTGGCGGCGACCCCAATGCACAAGGACCGCGTGGTCAAGAGGGCGGAGCGCCCCCTATGCAGGGCGTTCCTTCACCTGAAAAGCTTCCCAACAACCCGGGCAATCGCCTCGGTCAATAAACCCTTGCAGGAGCAATGCAAGCCGCTATGAATACAGAACAGATCACCCCTGACGGGGAAGTGGACGTTAACGATCAGGCCGCCCCTACGTCCCAGGGTGAGGAAAGCACGAAGCCGGAAATCGGCAACGACGCTATTGATACCGCCGAACATTCGCGGGAATCCCTCATCCAGTCGCTAATTCAGAAGCCTGTTGAAGAAAAGGCGGAAGAAGAAGTTTCCGAAGAGGTTTCCGAAGACGACGATGACGAAGAGCCGGAAGGCGACTCGGCACCTGTCTCGAAGAAGTCGGACGACGATGAGCCTAAATCGCTCGTTGGTGCAGATCTTGCTGCTGATAAGCGGCTTGGAGAACGTACCAAGAAGACGATTGACGAGCTGCGAAAAGCTGCCGCCTTTGGCGACGTGATTACGCAGATGCTCACCAAGAACAAGATCAGCCCAGAAGAGTTCGCCAATTGGACGGCTCTCGCGGCGCAGGTCAAGAATGGTGACAAAGAGGCTATCGGCACCTTGATTGCAACTGCTAAGGCGTTCGGCTGGAAAGAGTCGGCCCCGGTAGAAGCCCCCAAGGTCAAATCAATAGACGATGTTGCGAAGGAAATCTACGACGCGGAGTTCGCTTCCGAAGTAGACGATCTTCAGATCGGTGAGCAGGTCGCCCGAAAGCAATCACGCCGGTTGGCGGAATTGCAAATCAAGGCCGAGAGACCCGCCCCCGAACCCGAAAAAATCCAGCCTCGCGCACCACAAGACCAGCAACGGCACGACCCTATCCGGGAAGCTGCTATTGCGGAGGTAGTGCGTTTGGAAAAAGAGTACGAGGCGAAGATTCCCAATTTCGCCAAGATCGCCACTGCGGTCAACGAACGTCTTAGCCAAGCCAGTCGCACTAGTAACCCTCTCATGTGGACTGCGGTTTATCAGGACATTGTGCGCGATGAAGTCCGTAAGGCGTCGCCCGTGACCGAGAGAAAACCAATCAAGCCGGTAGCTGGGACTCAGGTCCGTTCTAGCTCCGCACCCGCTCCTAAGCCAGTCGAGATAGATTCCCGAGCACAGCTCATTCGGGACATCGCGGCTGGTAAGTTCGTTCGCTAAACCCGACCCTTGCCCATATCGGCGGGGTCAAACCCGCCGCTATGCGGTAAGGATCGTCTCGTGACTACCTTCACTCCCGAAGCTCTTCAATCCATCGCCTACGCCGCCTACCCTGGCGTGCTCAACCGTAAGAAACAGATCAAGGCTGATCGCAAAGCGATGCCTTGGTTTAACCTGCTGGAAAAGCTGGAAGGCTCGGCCCCTGTTGCCGGTGTCTCGGCTGCCGGTATCAACGGCCCTATCCTCAAGTACCAGCTCACCGCTGAATTCGACCTGCAAGGCTTTGAGCGTCGTGACGTTCTCGGCTTCACTGAGTCGCCAATCGAACTCGAAACGCAGTTCCCGTGGGCCAATCTGCACATGGGCCAAGAGTTCGTTCACGAGGACATCGAAGCCGCTTGCGGTCTGACCATCGTTCCTAATCAGTCGCGCAGCACCAAGATCGGCAAGGTTGATTCTGAGTCTCAGGCTCAGGTGCTTGTTGATTACTGGATGGCCAAGCTCGAAGCGATGGACGACAAGTTCGATATCGCCTTTGATCAGATGCTCCTGTCCGACAACTCGGCTAATCCTAAGCTCGCCCAGGGCTTGGATGCGTACCTGCCGTTCCCGGCTGCTACCGGCCTCGTCACCACCGGCTCTATCGGTACCAAGCTCCGCGCGTCCAGCTCGGTTCTCCAGCACTACGCTGAAATCGGCTTGACCTACGGCGCTGCTGGCACCCTGCGTGCTGGTCTCACCCGTGCTCGTCGTCAGGCGAACCTGTCGCTTCGCGGCATGGAAATGGGCACCGATGGCGTTGACTTCATCATGGCCGGTGCTGGCGCTATCGACCGTTACGTTAATTACTGCACCACGAACAACATCCAGTTCACGACCACGCTGGCCGACAAGAAGCGTATGGCCGACATCGGATTCCCCGATACCGGCGTCAGCTTTGAAGGCACCCCGATTATCCACAACCCGACCTTTGAGGTTCTGGATACCCTGCTCGCCCCAGCCGCTGCGTGGACTCGCCGCATGTACATGCTGAATACCAAGACGTGGCAGCTCTCGTACGCCCCGGCCAAGAAGAAGGTTATGAGCTTCCCGCCCGATGCTGGCGACGTTCGCGTCACCCGTATCTCGCTCGACAGCAAGGCCGTCTTGCTGCCGAAGGCTCCGAACGCGAACGCCGTTATTCTTTTGGCGTCTTGATCCGTAAAAAACCGTACGTCGTTGCTCCCGACAGGTTCTCCCTCGTGGCTTGCCACGGGGGAGTTTGTTTGTAGCGTGACACGCGGAGCAAACCCTTTATGGATATCCCTAATTCCCTTATCACCATTCGATGCCATAGCGGCATGGGCTACGGCCCGTTGATTTACCCGTCGTACGTTTCTAACGTGTTGCGTCGTGTATTCAGTGGTCGCTTGGAACCAACCGCAGCAGGCAACGGCGTTGACGTACAGCCGTATCCTGAAGATGGTGATCCGTCTATGCGCTACCGTGATGTCAGCAGCGTTGAGCAAGAAATCGGATGGCTTCGCAAGGTCTACAAGGGCGAGAACGGCATGTACCATGTCGATGCCGTGTGGAATCCTGAGAGCCTGAAGAAAGAGTTTGAGCGTTTGCTGGTGGCGGAACACGATCGCTTGCGTCAACAGGCTAAGCCTCGCGCTCAGGTGGCGGCTAATCCGACCTTCCTTGCATTCGGTCTTACCGAAGATCAAGCCCGCTCGCTGCAAGCTGCCGGATTTGTGGATCGCGCTTCCTGCGTCGGTCAAAGTCTTGTGGATCTCGCCAGTGTGCCTACCATCACTATTGACGTTGCCGGTCGCTTGTCAGCGGCTGAAGTCAAGGTCGAAGCCAAGAAGTAACCATGCCCGAAGCCCTCGCACCTACGCTTGTTGAACTACGCAACTCCGTGTTGGTGCGAGGCGGCTACTCGGTCTCAGGCGGGCAGGCGGCTGACGCCTATCCGCTTGTTGACGAGTTGCTGCGAAAAGCACAACGCGAATTGCACCTTGAAGCGCCGTGGCTAACGCAGCGCACGCGGGCAACGTACAACCTGATTACGGACCAAGCAGTCTACGACACGCCAGACGATGCATTGATGTCTCGGCTTGGGCGTATTGCCGTCATCAACGATTCAGGGAATGAGTTCGACCTTACCGCCTATCACGGCGCACAGTTGCGGAACATTACCAAGACAAGCGGCATGCCGTACGCTTATGAGATTGTGGATAGGGCCTTGCGCCTGTACCCGGCTCCGACATCTACGTGGGTGACGCTGGTTATTGAGTACTACCAGAACCCGGCCAGTTTGCTGTCCGAAACGGATCGCACTAACGTTGATCCTGAAGCATTGATCCAGCGTGCGGCGTATCTGTTGAAGCGCCACACGGGCCTCGGCGGTGACTACAAGGCCGACATGGCCGACCACATGCGCTACCTGCAACGCACTTCGCAAGAGCAGGGCGAGATTCGCGCTATCAGCATGCGCGGATATGTTCCGGTGGTGTACGATAACTTGCGCCTACGTGGCTCGCGCTACTGGCGTACTGATTGGAATCCTTGGGTCGTTCTCCTGTGCGCTATGCTCACGGGACTGAAGGCGTCTTAAAATGGGTGAACCTCCTGTCGTAACCGTAGGCGACTTTGTCGGCCTCGACCTTCGTCGCGGTGTCGATGCCAGCGCACCCAACTCGTTGCGCGAAGCGACGAATCTGGATTTGACCACGGGCGGCGGCTTGAGGTCGCGTGCTCAGTTGCGCCCCTTTGCCGTGCTGGACTCCACGAGTCTCGGCCTGTACGTCGCTAATGGGTTTTTGCGTACGGCTCTTCCGGTGCCAGCATCGGGGGTTTTTACAAATCCACCTCCCGGCATGCGCTACGATTGGTTCAGCAATCGGGCGACTGGCGGCGATCTCGGTACGGCATTACGGCTGACGGCATCGCAAGTATGGGACAGAGTGCCGTACGTCGTAATTGAGAAGTACCTTGATCCGGCAAACCCGGGCCTTGGCTTCCAGTACGAGCACCACTACATCCCCGAAGTATCGACCTACAGCATTGCGGTGATTGGTAAGACGGCGGTCACGACCCCGTTCACGCCGGGACCGTTCCTGTTCGCCATGGCGCGCAAGCTGATTTCACACGATCAATCGACGAACGACGTATGGTATTCGTCATCGATCAACGGACCGACTGACTGGAGCTCCAGCGGCGATGCGGGGTATTTGCCAGTTACGCAGCATGTGAACGGCGACCCCGAGGTGCGCGGATTCTCGTACTTTGGCAACAAGTTGGCGGTATTCTTCCGCGATAACGTACAACTTTGGGGCTTCTTTACCGATCCCGCCGATAACGAAGTTTCTGACATCATCGGCGGCGCGGGTACGGATCAAAGCGGATCGGTTGCCAACATGATGGGCGATTCGATCTATTTTGCACAAGGTGGCTTCCGTAGCCTAAGCGTGGCGGTGTCATCCGGCCAAGCTGAAGACGGCGACATCGGGGCTAACATCCAAGCCGAGACGGTGCTTATTGACACGTCGACGGTGCAGCTCGTGTCATTGTGGTCGTCTTCTCGTGCGCAGTATCTGTGTGCTGTCGGCTCGGTTATGTACGTCATGACCAACTCGCGGCAGGCAAACGTAAAGGGTTGGACCAAGTACACGCTGCCGTTCACGATTACCCACATGGTTGAGTTCCGTGGTAAGGTCTACGTGCGTAGCGGCAACACGGTCTACGTGTTTGACAACGCCTATTCAGGAGAAAGCGGCTATGCTTGGACGGCACGATTCCCATATCTCTACGCGGGCGAACCAGGGCGTAAGAAGCAATGGATTGCCTATGAAACGCAGCAATCGGGAACACAGAACCTCACCATCTACCCGAACGTCCGGAACGAAGCGATAACCCATCCCGGCCCTACCGTGACGGGCAGCACCATCGGGATTAACCACATCCCGCTGACCATCGTAGCCGACGCCATCAGTCCGAAGATGACAGGCACGCTTCCCTGGCAGATGGACGGATTCACGTTCAGGTTGCAAGTGGGTAACTCGTGACGATTGCCCGTGATAGTCGTATAGGACGCGGGTACATCGCGCGCGAGGGCGACACGGGTAGCGTTGTGTGGGCTTCCAGCCGTGATGCGTTGTCGGTGTCCAAGGGGGCGGCTCGGATGTCGGTCGGAGGTCGACCCGGCCAACTGGTTTTTAGTGATGGGACGAGCGTTTTTGGAGCGGGCGAATCGCGGTACCCACAAGACGTGGCGTATATTTGCTCAGGAGACGGAATACCTGCGTCAATCTATGCTGGACGATACCTTGCCAAGTGGCCACTTGAAAATGATCTGCTTGCCAGTGAAGGATACGACCCTCGCGCGTTTACTGGTACAACCTATTTTGGATCACCTGCCTACGTTTTTACAACAAAGGATGGAAAGCGTTGCATAGGAGGAATTCCCGAGGTTAGTGGTAGCTATACGGCATTGCTGCCAAGCGCGTGGAGAACAAAAGGGCTTACTTACTCCGTATCCGTCTACGCAAATAGTCTCCACGATCCAATTGCTGGTCGCGGAATTATGTTACTGAACACAGGAGCCCCCTTTGCCGGTGATATTTGGAATCAGAGTGGGAATAGAGGGTTTCAGGTTTTTATTAATGGCGGGTATTTACAACTTGCGACATTTTCCCTTGCAGAGCTATTGGATGTGTGGTCTCATTACGTGATTTCCGTATCGCCTGCGGGAATTGTGAAGGGCTACCGTAATGGGGTGCTTGTGGGGGCTGCGTCTACGACGGCAAACATATGCTACAGCGTGTCAAGTATTACAGGATCTGTTTATGCAACCCCATCGACAGGTGAAAGCCAGGCATTTTACCGTAACATGCGGGCCTATGGGTATGCGCTCACCGATGCAGAAGTTGCGGCCCTTGCCGCAGAGGATCTAGCATAATGCCCATTTTCGCCTGGACTGTCTGTGATGACGGCAAACTCTACAAGACGGATGGTTCAACCATCAGCACGACGGTTGACATCAAGGCATCGGAGCCGTGGCTGACGGCGTCAAACCTGCTGATGGTGGCCCCTGGCCCGACCGGCAGCATCGTTGTACTGGACGGTAACGGCGTGGAGAAGTCCCGTCGCTGGGTCATGGATCGTGTAGAATGGGCCATTGGCGGCACTTATGGACGTGTTTACTGCTTTGACGGAAAGGGCGAAGGACGCATCGTTACGGTGGCTACAAACGGAGCTATTACGGTCGGTGAGCGATTCAATGCGCCTGCTGTTGTCGATCCGCTCAATGCCGTCATCTCGGGGTCGAGTCTCTACATCGCATGCGAAAACCGCGACTACCTCGCCACGTTCAGCCTAACCGACCCGGATGTGCCGGTGTTCGTCTCGGCAGTACGCTACGAAGC